GCTACCATTGACACTAAGGGATTACTATTTAATGATATTACACTAACGCCTATTCCATTTGTTAAAGATGTACTTGTACCACTTATCATGGATGATGTACTAAAGCAGCAATCTGCTGGATTTATGAATCTTAAACAATCTAAGAAAAGTGGAGTAACTATATTAGAAGAAAATTATCTACTAGAAGGTTCTCTTGTACCAGTTGCGATGAATCCTAATGGTACAGATATTAAAGTAAAAGGACTTGAATTATTCACTGAAGATAATAAAGTCTATGACCTTTGGACAATGTTTGAAAAAGGATTAATTGAAGTTTCATCAAAACTATATTCAGTTCCTGAAACAGATGTTTTTTCAGGGCCATCAAAAATAAGCCAAAATATAACAGATACAACTATGCCTACAAATACACTTACACCAATGTTTAAGGGAATTGAAGTAACTAAGCATGTAGATTCCGCTTATGATCCAGATGGTGTTAAGGTAGATTTTCCAAAGAATTATCCTTCGACTGCTACTGAATATACCAAAGCAGCAGAACTTACTCATGCTGGTGTTATGAAAGCAAATAAGGAAGGAGTAAAAGATAAGTTTATTTTTCAGATTGGTTATGTAACCCAAAAAGGATTTGCATATGATTGGACTACTCTTGCCGTTACTACCGCTAAAGTATTAGGAGCTAAAGGCGGTGCATCCTTTGAAGAAGGAGAGCAGCATAGTATTCTTAACAGACTTCAAGATGCTTATCTAGTGCTAGGTAAAGTATTTCCTCAGTATGAAAAGACGCAAGAATCCTTAGCAGATGTAGCAGATTGGAAACTATCAGATATCAAATACTCAGAAATTAAGTTTTCTAATGAAGAAGACTTAATTGTATCAGATACTATTGCTCATGAAAATGCTACTAATATTGTAAACTATCTTGAAAAGTATGGCCCTGAAAGAATTAAACCCGACCTTAAAGAAATTACTAAGAGATTATCCCACAGCGTAAGTCTTCATATGGGTGCTGAAGATGGTGGATATGGTGATGATATGGGGCAGCATGATTCACACCTAGTAAATCAGGTAATGAATCTTATTCACCAATATGGAAAAGTAAAACAAGAATCACAAAAAGAATTCGAAGACTCTCTTGATCCAGACCAAGGCGGGGGATATGACAACTACGATAATGCCAAAAAGACAATGCATGATACCGTAGATCATTATGTAACTAATTGTCTAGGAACTAGCGGTAATGATATGGACCTAGATAGCTCACAGATTGGACTACATGAGGGGGATGAAGTTATTAAGGGTAAGAGAGTAGATGTAGCCAATCCACAAGAGCCAGAAGCTATTGCTGTTGGTTCTGCAACACCAGGAGATGAAGCCTACCTTGATCCTGATAATATTATGGGAACTATAGGGGCCGATGAAGAACAGGGTTCAAATCATCTAAATCCAGAAATTAGAAATCGTAAACGACAAGCAGTAGAAGGTGTTGACACCGGTCCAGCAATTCCTGGAGAAGATGAATCACAAATTGAAGCTAAGAATGATAAAGCTCGAAAAAAGCAAAATGCTAATCTAGAACCAGATAAGACTAAAGCCAAAAAGCCGAAGTACAATCATATGGATCAAAGAAATGGTGAAGAGGGTACACACTATGCTGGTCCGCACCAATCATTTCCCATCAAGACACAAAATGATGTACACGATGCTTGGGACTTAAGAGGTCACGCAGCTAATCCAGGACAAACAGGAAGAAATATCTTACGTATCGCTTCACAACTAGGACTTGATCCACCTTCAGGCTACACCAATAGTAAGCAAGCACAAAAAGCCGTTGATAAAGATGGTAAGACTGTAGTAATGGATGAAAATGGTAATGGTATCAAAGAAAAGAAACCAAAATCAAAGAATCTTATTTACTTAGATTGTGTTAAGTATTTAGATAAAGATAATGAAACTCGTTATGGATATTTAATTGGTAAAACTAAAGAAAAGAGTATTCCAGTTATCCTTCGTGTGGTAAAAACTGAAGATAATTTCGAACTTACGAAATCGGTAGATATTACTAAAGCCGAACTTTCATGGGTACCTAACTTCGAAGAGTTTGCAGCAGTAAAAATTCTTAATGAATTTGTAGAAAATAGAAAGTCACTACTTTCTATCTATGATGCGATTACTCCTAAGAAAAATACACTAGAACTAATTTCTAAAGCTTTTGATCTTTAAGATATATTTTTATTCACTATAATATTAGTGTATAGTATTGTATGTAAGGTTTACCAGCGGATCAACGCGATGTTAATAGAACTTTTACAAAAAGGAATAAAATTAACATGCCAGAAAAACCAGAAGCTAATGTCCTCGTTTCCGATGTATTAAAAGCCATTGGAGAGGATCACTCATTATCGCAAGAGGACGTATATGCGCGCCTTAACGACGCCGTAATCAAAGGCAAGTCCATAGAGGTACAAAATAACCTTTACAGTGAACTTGTAGAAACCCAAAAAAATCTTTCAGAGCTAGTTACAAAACTATCTGAAGATAAGTATAAGTCAATGGAAACAGAAGCTTTCAATGAAGCAACTAAGGACAAGCTAGTTGACATTTGGAAAGCACTTCCCGACAATGATCCTCAAAAGGAACTTATTGCATCTACATTTATTGCCAAGAATGTAATTTCTCCATCTGATGCACTACTAATTCTTAATGGTACTGACTATGAAAAGTCACTACGCGCACCAATTTACAAGACAAATCCTCGCTATGAAGAAACTAATGACATGCGAAAGGCTAATGACCTTCTAGCACTTTATGTTGCTGGAAAAGGTGGAGTTAAGCCAGGATTTAAGGAAGATTCAAATATGACAACATTTGATCTTTCTACACTTAAAGCTTGTTATGACCAACTTGCTAAAGAAAAGATTCCAGGAATCGAGTTTCTAGAAAAGGGTGTTAACGATGCGATGGATACCCTAACTTCAGGTCAGGGTCTTGAATGGGTACCTGCACAAATCTTGAGTCGAAATCTTTACGAAGATATTTGGCTTCAGCTTCTAGTTGCTGGTAACTTCCAAAGATTCATTGCTACGGGTCCAACCTTTGCGTACCCAATCCGAACGGCGCGTACAAGAGGTTTCTGTATGAACCAGGCTACAGCGGTTACAGACTTCTTCTCACAGTCAGTAGGTTCTAAGGTTATTCCTTCATACATGGGAACAAACCTAATTACCTTCGTGGCACAGAAGTACGGAGTTGTAACTTATCTGTCAGACGAACTTGAACAGGATGCGGTTTTCCCAATCCTACAAGCTATCTATGGTGATCTTGCTTATGGAGCCGCTGATGGTATTGAAGATGCCGCTTTAAATGGTTCTTCAACAGCAGCACTTAATGATCTTGATAATGGTAATACAGATACTAACCGACTTTGGGCTAACACAACAGACCAAGGTGACGGTCTACGACTTAATACAAAGACTTCAGATGCACGCTTCCTTTGGAACGGTATTCGTCAGTCAATTCTTACCCTAAGCACAGCACCAGTTGTTCCTAAGTTCTCAGTTGGTGGTGCGCTTACACGAGCAGCGTTCTTATCAACAAGAGCACTTATGCTTAAGTACGGCGTTGATCCTACTCAGCTATTCACAGTTATTGGACCGCAAACATATGCGACAATGCTTGGATTTACTGAAGTAGCAACAATGGAAAAATATGCAGCTAATGCTACAGTCCTACGTGGAGAACTTGCGAGAATGGATAACATTCCGATCATCGTTTCACCTCGTATGTACGAAAATGTTAATGCAAGCGGTGTATATGATAATGCTACAACTACTAAGAAAGGAGCACTTTACATACACAAGGATGCTTATGCTTTCGCAGATCGTATGACGCTTAAGGTAGAATCAGAAAGACAGATTCTGTCACAACAAAGAGCAATCGTTGCTTCTATGCGATTTAGCTTCAAGAAGATGTTCCTATCAACTGAACCTACAGAAGCACTAGTCTACAACTTCTAAGAAATTAGAATAGACAACAAGGGATTGCAGATAAAGTTTGCAATCCCTTAATTATTTATGGTACACTATCAAACACAAGGAATTCATGGCAACTAAAAACTACAAATATAAAGCAGTGCAAAATGTTTCACGCAAGGAAACGTATACTACTCCATTTCTTTACAACCTAAAACCAGGGCAATATGCTATTGTTCCCACGGCACATGCTAATACTCTACTTTCAGATTATTCAGAATATTTGAAAGAATTTGGCAGTGCTGGATGGGCAGATGATGTAATGGATGAAGGAAAACTATCAGCAGGTAATGGATATACTGATCCTGACTATGTGCCTGAAGAATGGGAAGATGATATTCAAACATCTCCTATTGAGGTAACTGCTACTACAGGAGATTACACAAGTTTTGGTATTGCACAGGAAAAGCAACTAGATGAAGCAACACCCTATACAGGAATCAGCACAGAGCCACCTGAAGCAGTACCAACAGTAGTAACTTCTCCCGCCGTATCTGACCCTAATCCGCCTTTGGCAGTAGAAACACCACCAGTAGAAAAACCAGCACCTACTGAAATTGTAATTACTACACCAGCACCTGTTCCAGTAGCAGAACCGTATGTAGAAACACATCCATATGTAGAAACCTATCCTGCACCGGTAGTAGAACCATATGTAGAAACACATCCAGCAGTAGAACCTTACGTAGAGACTTATCCAGAAACACATCCATATGTAGAATCACCTTTGGAGTAATAGTCTATGGCTGACACTCTCAAGGGGTATGCGACTGCGACACAAGTAGCTAATTATATGGGCATCTCGCCTAATGTAGCTAACTTAGCGCAAATAACAACATACCTTGGAGTAGCAGAAGA